GATTTTATAGATACACTATGAAGTAGTTTTATTCTCACACCATTTAAATATATCTGACCACAACTATATCCTTCTTCATTTATATAAAGAAGTCTTGGAACTTTATCAAGTTTGATAGTCATTCCACCATCAATAAAATCAATTTTCATTTTCTCTCGTTCCTTTCTATCATTTATTTATTTATTTTGAAATTAAGAGAGGGCTATTAACCCTCAATATCATTAAACTCCCGGATAAACTGCTGCCAAAAATGTTGTATTTACAGGCGTGCTTCCTGAATCATCATCAGCCGTGTATTTCCAATTACCATCTTTCCTTGCTAAAAAAACTGCTGATATTTTTGGAGTTGTGAAAACGGCCTTATCAGCCTGTGTAGCTCCTTCAACAATAACTTCTTGGAACATTCCTTTGAGCAGCCAAACATAACGATATTTCCCATTAGCTTTTCTGATTTTAAATCCAAGCGCAACGTAAGGCGCAATATCATTAAACGAGTGAGTCAGAACGCCTTTTATTGCATCAAAAGTACTCCCAAGAAGTCCTGCCTGCACTTCTAATGCTAAATCTGATGTTTCTATTTCAACGTCAATTTCTCCAAGTACTACAAGTCGCTCTATTGGAAGATTATCTGCATAAAGACTGTCTCCACTTACTTTTGGTGTGACTTTTATATTTACTAGTGGCGCAATGTTTACTACTTCTGAGTATGTGTTTAAAATCTCATCAGTCAATACTGCATAACATAATCCTTCTACGCCAGTCGGTGTACTATTTACTACTGTTTCTGCCATATTAAATGACCTCCTTATTTCTATTTTTGTGTAAAATAAAAGCACCTACTTAAGTAAGTGCTAAATTAATTCTTCATTTATAACCATTCTGATAACCTTATGATATGTTAAGGTATCGCTCTCAAACATTTCTGTTTCATATGTTCTTCTAAATCCAGCGTTAGTTAATAATGTTTTTGTTTGTTGCGCTATATCGGTACAATCTATTTTGCTCCACACATCTATTTGCATAAAATGCTCTGCATTATTTTCGTTATTGTCAGCATAGCTCCCACCTTGTTGCATGTATTCAAAATAGGTTATATAGACCGTATCAGTTCCGCCATATCTTAATTTAGTCACTGAAACGCCTGTGGGTTTTAAAATGTCAGATAATTTAATCATGGGTTAACGCCGCCTTTAAGGTGTCTTTAATAATTTCGTTAACTGTACTTTTATTTTTTTCAAGTGCTGGTTGTAAAAAAGGCCTTGCTGACATTTTAGTTGTCCCAAATTCTAAGAATTTCCCGTAAAATATTTGTGAATTATCCGACTTGTCTATACCTACAAGCACATACTTGATACCATCCTTTGTTTTAACACCGCTCGTTTTTAACAACCTTCTCAATTTTCCAGTTCTATCAGTGAATGCACTGGTGCCCTTAGCATCCTGTAAAACTGGTACGGCTGCTGCTTTGAGCGCTGTATTAGTAATTTTGTTTATATTGGCATTAATAGCATTAAGCTTTTCAATTAATGCATCAACACCATCCATTCTTATTTCAGCCATCTAAATCACCTCGCTGTTCCATTTGCACTTACTTTCATGAGTTTATCACTGCAAATAAGTTGTACAATCTCCCCGTTTTTGTCATACGTCCTCACAATATAGTAATCTGCACCATTGTATTCTAGTTTTTTTTCACCCTCATAATCATCCGAGTTCATTTCAAACATTTGGACTAAGTTAATACCCTGTGCTGAGGCTTGATAAAATTCAGATTGACGTATAGACTTTTTATCAACAAAGATATCCGTCTTTCTGCTTATTTCTGTTTCAACTTCCACATCATTATCGTTAGGCAACATTTCAATATTGATTAAATCCACCACATCTTTAAAAAACACTAGTTACCACCACGCTTTTCTTTTAAACATTCTTTTATTACGGCAAATTCTTTTATAACCCCATGAATTTCATTTGCCATCTTTTTAACATTTTCAGGCTTACTCATATCATCAAGAGTTTCTTTAAATGCCTGTTTCATGGCTGGATTTTCAGCAAATATTTTCCTCAAATTTATTTTTGACTGCTTTAATTTTTTTGCATTAGTCAACACTGATATCACCACCTATAATGTCTGCATCACCTGTGTAATCTGTTGATAGTACTAAACTCATTTTAAGTGAATCATAAGACTTTTGAAGCCTTTCTGCATCTGGGTTATCAAAACCAAAATAAGCCTTGCAATAAATTATTATAGCTCTCTTTATTAATGCATCAGTGTCGTCATTTGCTTTAGTAGAAAGAATGCCAGACAAGATTAAGTCCTGCCTGGCTCCATTTACAAGATCAGTTATTTCACTATCTAAAGCTGTATTGCTCATTCTTAATGCTTTTCTTGCGTCATCAAGTATATCCATTTAAATCACCTACTCAATCTAAACTGTTGCTTTAGTTAAACGAACGAACGCTTCTGAAAGTGCTGGTTTACCATCGGCAATAAGTAATCCTCTATAAACAATTGAAGATGACATGAATCCGGCTTCTCTTGATGCTTCAATTACTGGAGATTGTGAGAAGTTCATTTTGTAGTAATCAAGACGTCCAAGTATAATAGTTTCATCTGGCATATAATCATCAACAATATAAGGTACGTTAAGAATCTTTTGTGAAAATCCATTCTGAGGGTCCTGCGAAAAGATTGGTCTTAATGTAGATGACTTTATTTTCATAACTTCAGCTTCCATTTTGCTATTCATAACAAATACGGATCCTGGTCTGTATATTGAACCTAAGAGCGCTCTAATATCAACGAAATCATCATACCCAACACTACCAACTAATGGATATGTGAGTGAATTGGTTGCATCCCAAGTGATACCATTTAAAATGCCTGTTGGTTGTGGCTTAGCTGGGTCAACTGCATCAGGGCCTTTACCACTAAGTATTGCATTTTCTATTGCTATTGCAAGTTGTCTTCCAAGTTCTGCAGTTATATATGCTTCAAAAGCATCTATTGCCATATTTACTACATTAATTGAAAGCTTAACAAATTTTGCAAGTGGATATCCACCAAGACTTACGGATACAACAGTATCGTCTGCGGTAACTCCATCAACTGCTTCATCTGACCATTGTGCAGCATTCTTTGCATTCGCAACAACAATTTTTAAATTACCTGGAATAAATGTTGCAGTTATTAAAGGAAATAATACACTTGTCTGCCTTAGTTTATCAACTATCATGTTAAAAGTAGTTGTTGGAACTGCTGCTCCAGCACTTCCTACATCTGTAGTTATTGCCCTTTGCTCACCAATTGTTATTGCAGCTCTTTCAACTTCATTAAGCTTTTTACCTTGCAGTGTTTTTAAGTAACCTGTACGATACTCCGAAACTTTTAAAAGTTCTTCCTGTGGCATTGTAGAAAAGTCTCTTTTTTCTGTAGCAACGGTTATTGCTGGCGTTGCTACTGGAATAGCAGGGATAGTTCCCTCATTAATTCCTCTAGCTATTGTCATTCTTGCTTCAATGCCTGTCTTTTCAGTTTCAAGTGATTTAAGTTCTACACTTAATTCGTCAATTTTTATATCTTTGCTATTGCCCTCTAAAAGCCCTCTAATAGCAACCTTTCTTGCTTGAATTTCTTTCAATCTTTTTTCCCACATAATTTTTAACCTCGCTTTTATTTTTTTGTATAAAAAAAGAAAGTCCTAAAACTTTCAAAACAAATACGTTTTCAATATTAACTTTTTTCTTAATTCAATAGCCTTTATTATTGCTTCATCTTTTGACTTTAGTTCTTCAATTTTATCTTTACAACGTTGACCAGCTACTGCCTCAGTATCTGGATAAGCTGGAGTTGTTACAATTGAAACATCATATAGAGTTTGAATTTTATTAATTGTCCTCTCATAAGTTTCTTCTTGATCATTCCACACAATATCATCAGCAGCTTCATCTTCAGGGTCCAGTGAAAAAGCAAAACTACATTGATTAACTACTGCAGCTCTAATATTTTCTTTTAAATCATTTGCATAACTTGTTTTAGTCGGAATGCAGTTAAAATGGAGTCCAATATTATCTGGTGATAACTGTAAATTACCATCATCGCCAATAGAAACAGTATTTCTTGCTAAAGGCATGTCCTGGTTATGGTTGAAAGTAGCAACAACATTTTTCATATCACAACTATCCAGAGCATGAGGATCAATTTTTTCTCTTACCTTCATAAAATATCCAAGGTTGTCAGACCACTTATCAAATTTCAATGCATATCCTTCAATAACTTCCTGTTGCTGATCTCCTTCACCTTGCATTCTTAATTCAACTTTAGCTGTTATTGTTCGTACTTCCTTCTGTGTTACCTGTGCCTTTTGTGCCATTATTATCACCTCCTCCACCATTATCTATGCCCTGGTACTTATCGGCACCATTTGCATTAACCATATTCAAAGTTTGTACTCTTCTTTTTCCTTCTTCTCCACCTATAGTAGGCATATTAAACATATCAAGTATTTGATCAAGGCTTGCTGCTCCTATATTGGTCAAGAATGTTCCTACAGCAACCTTTGTCGTATTGCTTGCATATTGTAACCTATTGGCCTCATAAATTACTTCATTGCCAAATCCCTGTTCTCTATCTGTAAATAGCTTTGCAGTAAATTCTTGGCTCATTTGAATTGAAATAGGCTCCAATACACTTTCATAAAATGCATTCCATTGCTCCTCAGTATAATCAGAAGTTACAATGCTTTTATTTATACCAAAATACTTATAAACCTTTTGTTCAATGAAATCCATTTGAAAAGAATTGATCATTTTAGGATCATTTTTTAATTCCTGATAATCCATAGAACCATCAACACTGGCAACTCCACCATTGTTATTAATGCTCATGTAATCATCCATAAAATCTTTTGTTCTATCCTTTTTATCCTGTCTTTTTAATAATTGCGTAAACTTTAAAATTCCTCGGATAAATGCGGAGGACTTAATAGCATTTATGATGCCTTGATCCGTTGTATGAATTAACTCAAGTGTAGGATACAAAGCATAATCATTTGTTTCGCCAAAAATATCGTCCTTATAGAAAAATCTTCTTAAGTGGATTAGCTGAACATAAGGGACTGTAATAGTATCACCACTCATAAAAAGAAACTTCACATACATTTCGCCTTGATATTCAAGAAATTCAGTATTTGAAGCATTTATTGGATAAAAGCCTTTAGTATTTCCATCTGGATCCAACGCTATATAAACAAAGATATTATTTTGCACATAAAGCTGAGTAATGATTTTATATCTAAAAGCGTAGGCGTTCATATAAGGATTAGGCTGTGTATCTAGGAGATATTGTATCTTATCTTCTACCAAAGTTACTGAACTACTTGCACTATCTCGTCTTATATGTTTAGGTTGAAGCTTTGCACCGTTTCTAGCGATTGCATCCACTGCAGCTCTAACTACATCAGAGGCATATGCTTCATTACCAAACTGACTAAATATTGGTATGTAGCCATTCAGCATTTTCAATTGTGTAGCTTGACCTGTAGGTTGTCTTGGCTTATTACCACCACCAAATATCATATTAAATAAGCTTCTTTTTTCTCTTTTCAACTTTTCACCTCCTTAAAAGAATTTTTAAAATAATTATCT